ATTTGGCTGTATATTACTGTTTTGCTTTTTTGGATGCCGCCATACCCAGGTATGCGCCGCCGCTCAACAGGAGCAGCGCGAACAGCAGCGTGACACTGCTGTTATCCCCAGTCTGGGGAATCGTGGGCACTGCCTTGCCGCCAGAAACTTTTCCTCATTTCCGCAGTATTTTAAGCACTTTTAACTATACGCCCCTATCCAAAATTTGTCAAGAAACGCACAGAAATCAAACATCCGCGCAAAAATCGTACAAAAAAGCGCACCGGCTTACCGCCGATGCGCTTGCAGACTATGCTATAAAATCAGTTTTTCTTTTCTTCTTCCTGCTTGGCGACCTCGTGTGCCTTGTAGGCAATGCCCAGTTCACGCACGGCGACAATCAGAATCGCAACGACCAGGAAGATGGCGGCCATCGTGAGGGCGGAAGCTGCCGCACCTGCGGCCTCGCTCTTCTCCTTTTTGCCCTCGCTGGCCGGGGAAACGATGCTGATGGTGGCGTAGTTGGTAGCGCTGTCCATCGCCTTGATGCCGGTATCCACGATGGTCTCGCAGATGCTCTGGCAGCGCTCTGCATCGTCATCGGTCACCGAAACATTGATGGTCTGCGTGTCGCTGGGAACCGTCACGGTAATATTCTCGCGCAGATTGTCCACCTTGGTATTGACGGCGTCCTCGTTCTCCACATCGATATCCTCGCTGTCCAGCGCGTACTGCTTGGCGATGGGCGCAATGACGGAGTCACTGGAAACGATTTGCGAGAAGGAGTTTGCCAGCATACTGATCTTGGAGGACTCGTTCATATCGTTACTGGTGTCGATCACATCGCGGTTCAGGTCAACGAACAGCAACGCCGTGGAGGTATATTTCTCTTCCTTAAATACCTTGGCCTTGACAAAGCCGACCACACCGCCGAGCACAAAGAACACCAGCAGCAGCGCAATGTAGCGCTTTGCAATCAGCAGGCCTTTTTTGCAAAGGGTGATGATGTCATAAATGTCCATTTCATCGTCATCGTCGTTCTCATAGCGGACGTAGACGTAGTTGCGGTCGGTCAGCTTCTCCTGGGCGGCGTCCTTGCGGTTCATTTCCTCTGCCATAAACTCTATATCCTTTCCGTGTTGTGTGCATACGAATATAGTTTATAATAACACATTTCCCGTCAAAAATCAACCGCGTTCGGCCAATCACTACTTGATTTTTGGCAGAGAAATCGATATAATAATAAAGTATCCGTATATTTCCGGGGAAAATGTCTCAGTAGCGCAGCCGGATAGAGCACACACCTTCTAAGCGGTTGTTCAATCCTCACTATTTACAATTTCATTTGATATACGCGCCAATAGCTCAGCTGGATAGAGCGTCCCCCTCCTAAGGGGAAGGCCGGGGGTTCGAATCCCTTTTGGCGCGCCAGATAATAACGCCGAAAGCCTTTGTTTTCAAGGGTTTTCGGCTTTTTTATTGAGCAGTAAAAGAAAAAATAATCAAGCTTCGCTTAGAGAGGTTTTTCTCTTTTATTGCTGCAAGGTGTTCTTCTCGTACAGGGCGATAGCAAACTCAAGCATCCATTTTCCGGCTGAATCAGAAGCCACTTCCTCAAAGCGTTCTGAAAACAGCGGAAAAAATTCTGATTTTTCTCAAGAAAACGGCCCACTCACCTGCCACAATTCAGAATTTTGCGGGAAGATGAGGCAATAAAAAAGGATCCACAACCTAAGTTGCGGATCCTTTTGGTGGGACTTTGCGCACAGCATCCGAACACTTCACCACTTGCAGCATCGTTGATTTCTTGCATCCGCACGGCTACCTTACCATTGTCGGTATAATTAAATGCAATGTCAAAGTGATCGTCGTACAAATAGATAGCGTTGACAAATGTCTTAATCAGCCGCTTTTGGCTGTCACGGTCTGCCATATCCAGCGCGGCCATCTCTTGCAGGAAGAATAGAATCATATCCCGTGTGAGCTTAAAGCCCCCGGTCAGCCCCGCCTCAGCACGGGACTGGCTGAGGGCTTGTTTTTGGTTTGTCAGTTCATCCATGCGGGTTTTTGTCATCTCATTGATGATGCCCATTTCGATGGCTTTCATCACATTGGAGAGCGCCCTATCCACATCGGCTATCTGCTTATCCAGTGCCTTGATGGTATCACCGGATGTATCGCTGCGCTCATAGGCGGCCCATACCTGATCGGCGATATTTTCCAGTGTAGCCGGATTTTCTAGCAACTTACCGATAGCCCTGAGCACCAGTGGCTCAATCACATCTTGTCGCACTGGCTTTTTATCGCACGACTTTTTCTTTTTGCGATTCAAACAGGTATAGTAGCTGTGCTTGGTGCCGTTGCGTCCATGGCCGCTCTCCCCTACCATTATCGCGCCGCAATGGCCGCAGAACAGCTTATCGGTCAACAAATACTCGGTCTTAGACCATACCCGCACCGGGGCGCGGCGATTGACCTTGAGCATTTCCTGCACCTTGTCGAATGTGGCCCGGTCTGTCAGCGCGGGCATACCGCCCTCATTGCGGATGTCGTGAAAGATGTACACACCGGTGTACTTCTCATTTTTCAGCAGGCGGTGCAGGCTGTTGACGGTGAATTCGCTACCGCGAGTTGTCCTGATTCCTTGCGCGTTAAGCCACGCAACGATTTCCGAGATGGTCTCGCCGTTGGCGTATCGCTTAAAAATTTCTGTTACATACGATGCAGTTTTAGGGTCACTTTCGTAACGCTTAGTTTCTGGATTAACTACATATCCCAGCATTTTGTTTCCGCCAATAGACATTGACTTCTTGGCGCTCTCACGCTGACCCCGGCGCACATTCTGCGCCAGTTGGAGCGAGTAGTATTCTGCCATGCCCTCAAGCACAGAGTCCAAAATAACGCCCTCTGGGCCGTCTGGCACATCCTCTGCAACGCGCTCCACCCTAACCCCATTCTTTTTACAGCGGTAACGGTTAAAGGCGATCTCTTCGCGGTTACGCCCGAATCTGTCAATTTTCCATAGCAGGATGACCCCGAATTGATGCATGGCAGTATCGGACAGCATCTTTTGAAATTGCTCTCGATCATCATTGCGCCCGGTCATCGCCCGATCAGCATAGATATGAATGATTGTGTAGCCATGTTGCTCCGCATATTTTTGTGCAGCGGCGATCTGTCCCTCGATAGATTGCTCGGTCTGGCCGTGAGACGAATAACGCGCGTAAATAACGGCGATTTTATCAACCGAACTCAAAGTATCACCTCTTATCTAACGAAAATGAGCCTAAATTTGTAATTAAGGCTCCAATTTTATGCTTAAAAGGCTAAATTAGATACAAAAACTCTCAAAATTGCGTTTAATGGCTGAAAAACGGTTACTATTTTAGAAAACCTAAAACCGCAATGAATAAGACGCCGAATATAATTGTCGCTACTACAGAACCAATCTCCCCATTATTGAGCTTTTTATACTCGTTGTCGAGGTCTTTTTGCGTGGTGAAATCAAAAGTGAATCCGCAATCTTCGCAGTATGCCATATTTTTACGCTGAATTTTCTTTTCTCCCGATGCGAATCCAACATTAGCAACTCTTGTAGCACTTCCCGTAGCAGTTGCTCCGCTGCTCATGTACTTAAACTTTATGCGCTGACTACCGCACATCGGGCATACCCGTTCTGATGGTTTGGATTTCGCAATCTTACGCTTTGCAAGGGCGCAGCCCATGGCAAGGAAAAGAGAAAGCATAAACGCTATTGCTATCACTGCGATGCCGAGCATCATATATAGCGCTACGACAATAATTATCGATATGAGTGTAACCATGACTTATACCTCCAATTCGTTGTTAATTTCCTGTGGTATATTCTGGCAGGCCACGGCAGATGCCCACAGCCACACCTTCGATGTGCAGATCGTTGATTTCCTCTTTGGTGTAGGTCATTGGCGTAAACCGAGGATTTTCTGGCTGTAAAATCACAGTGTCATCGTGCCGATAAAAGTGTTTGAGTGTTGCTTCATCGTCAATCAGTACTGCCGCTATCTGCCCGTTTTCGACATTGGGCTGAGAGCGGATGCAGACCAAATCGCCGTCCTGAATTGTTGGGGACATCGAATCACCCTTGCATACTAAAGCAAAGTCGGCTTTCCACAAAGACGATACGCCTATATACCGTTCTATGTTTTCCTGCGCCAGAATCGGAGTGCCGCAGGCAATATTACCAATCACAGGAATAGACTTTGTATCGGGCAGGGGTATAAAGCCTTTAGGGACGGCTTTGCCTTTTGCGGCCTCGTGCGCCGCGTCGCGCTCCATCGCCTGCCAATCGCTCCAAATTGCAAAGCGATCGCCCTTATGCTTTTCCGCTAATTCCTCGCGGACTGCATCAGGAATGGAATCCATGCGATTCTCGCTGTCCTTATCCCAGTTGTATGAATCATTTGTCCAGCCCATCAAATACGCGCTATTTGTATCAAGGGCATCTGCGATTTTCCTTAGAACGTCAGATTTTATGCCGTCAATCGAGCCGTTCTCATAGCGATAGATGGTCGCCCTGTCTTTTCCTATCCTCTGGGCTAATTCCGACGCGGACAGACCCTGCGATTCTCGGAGTATTTTAATTCTACTGCCGGATACCATGATGTCACGCTCCTTTTTTTTATATTATACACTACTTGTTGCAAATTTGCAACATCATAAAACGGACTTGCAATAAAAAGTTGCAAAAAATGCGAAAATTGTATTGACAAACGCTTTTGCCGGTGGTAGTATGTAGTCGTCGCAGAAAATGCGACATTCATCAAGTAAAGGAGGTTGTCCAAATGGTAAATGTTAATAAACTGCGCGGCGCCGTTGTCGAACACGGGTTTACGATGGAGAGTTTGGCGAACTCTATCGGCATGGATAGAGCAACGTTATATCGCAAAATCGCAAACAATGGCGAAAATTTTACCCTCAAGGAGGTTGACGGCATTGTAAGGGCTCTGTCTCTTACGCCTGATGAGGGGATGCGGATTTTTTTTGCCCAGAATGTCGCATAAAATGCGACAGCAGAATGAGAGGTACAGCATGGAAAGCATCACAATCGACTTCGATAGGGTTCCAGAGAAAGAAAAGCGAGTTCTGGGCGACACGCTTTTTACGGCCTGCAAGGCGTTCTACGAGAATCCTGACAACCTCGCCCGGTACAACGCATGGAAAGCAAAGAGGGAGGCCGCTCATGTATAAGATCGTGAACCTCGCGGGCCGCATATCGCTTTTCTTCGTAATTCAGGTCGCTATGTACTACGCCATGTTTGACCCGCTTCTCCGCATCTTTTTTGATCTCCACATCGCCCCATTGATGTTCATCGCATCGTGGGTGCTCCTGATCGTCGTCGCCATCATCGACGCTACGATTCTCCCCGTTTTCAATTACGACAAGGGCACCGATGCCCACGTCAAATAAATTTTGGAGGTAACAAACCATGATCGAACTGAAAGTAACCGTTGAAGCTCCCGAACTGAGCGCCGCCATCAACCATCTGGCCGAGGCCATCGAAAGCAAGGGTACTGATGCCCCCGCCGCCCCGGCAAAAAACTCCCGCGGCAAGAAAGCCGCTGCCAAGACTGCCCCGGACGCACCTGCGGCTTCTGCTCCTGCCCCGTCTGAGCCTATCACTCCCCCGGCCACTGTTGAACAGCCGCCTGTGGCCGTCCACCCCGCGCCCATGCAGGCCCCCGTCGCTGCCCCGGCACAGCAGCCCGCTCCTGCCGCCCCCGTGGCCGCGCCTATGATGCCCCAGCCCGTTGCAACGGCTGCTCCCGTGATGACCCCGCCTGCCGCTCCTGTGACCCAGCAGTTCATCCCTCAGCCTGCCGCTGCACCTGCTCCTGTCGCTCCGGCACAGCCTCAGCAGAGCGGTGTCACCCTTGAGCAGATCATCAACGCCGCCATGCCGCTGATGAACAGCAACCCCGCATTTGCTATGCAGTTGCAGGGCATTCTCGCAAAATACGGCGTTCAGGCCGTCACGCAGATTCCTAAAGAGTATCTGCCCAATGTGGCTGCTGATCTCGCCGCCCTCGGCGCAAAGTTTTAAGGGTGCTGAGATGACGGCGTGGGAATATGATGCCCTGCAAGCGCTGCTAACGCGCAAGGCTCAGAACAACCCTCACAGCGGAAAACGCGCCGAGGGGTATATGGATGGGATTCTCGCGGCGAAAAGTATTCTTCACGCCTTTTATCAACAGCAAGAAAAGGAGAAAGCAAATGGCAAGCCCTGAAATTCATGCCAAGTGCGGTGCATCCAATGCGCACCGATATCTGGTCTGTACCGCGTCGCCCACGTTTGAGGCGCAATTCCCGGCCAGTACGAGTGTCTATGCCGAGGAGGGTACACTGGCGCATAGCATCTGCGAGTTGTTCGTCAAGACCCGTGGCAACGCGGATGCGATGGCTGATGAACTGCGTCCCCTGCAGCGGAACAAACTCTATCAGCCCGAAATGTTGACCTGTGCCAAGGTCTACTGCGACTGGATTATGGAAAAGGCGCTGGGCTACACCAATCCGCCAGTGATCTTGACCGAGCAGCAGGTGGACTTTTCCGAGGTCGTGCCGGATGGTTTCGGTACTTGTGATTGCGTGATGATTGGCGATGACACGCTGAACATTTTTGACTACAAACACGGCAAGGGTGTCCGTGTGGATGCCGTGGGCAATCCGCAGATGCGGCTTTACGCCCTCGGTGCCCTTGCGAAGTACCGCCCCCTGTACGGCGACACCATCAAAAAAGTGCGCATGACCATCATCCAGCCCCGTATCAGCGCCGACCCATCTGAGGATGAGATGACCGTGGATGACCTGTTGGCATGGGGCGTTGAAATCCATCCCCTCGCTGTAGAGGCGTTCAATGGCCCCGGCGTATTTGTTCCCGGCGAACACTGCAAGTTCTGCCGGGGCAAGGCAAAATGCCGCGCCCGTGCCAATGTCAACACAGCTCTGGAAGATTTCGCCGCCTGTGTACCTATGGGTTGGATTCCCGCCGATGAACCGAAAGACAACATCACGCGCCGCGCGATGGGTCTGCAAAAAGCGCTGACCGATGATGAAATCGGTCAACTGCTGACGCGCGGCCAGTTTTTGGTGAGCTGGTACGATGACCTGAAAGCCTATGCACAGCAGACCATCCTCGACGGTGGCGAAATCCCCGGCTGGAAAGTCGTTGCAGGCCGCAGCGTTCGCGCGTTCCACGATACCGATGCCGCGTTCCAGACGCTCATCAAGGCCGGGTATGACGAGGCTATGCTGTATGATCGCAAGCCTGTTTCCCTGTCCGAACTGGAAAAGCGGCTCGGCAAGAAAAAGTTTGCCGAACTGCTGGCCGACCAGATCGACCGCCCGATGGGCAAGCCGACGTTAGTTGACGAATCTGACAAGCGCGAACCGTACAACAGCGCTGCCGCTGATTTTGGAGGGGTTTAACCAATGTTCGACGATTACGACCATATCACAATCAGCTATCGCCATCGGGACGATGGCTGCTTTGAAATGGAGCTATATCTGCCGCTGTTGGTTGACTGCCCCAAAAATAAGATGCCTGCCATCCTCTCCCAATTCGTCAAGGACGAAAAGTGCGAGGATAAGGCCAAAAAGCTGCTGGCTTACTGGGAGCGGCAGCGCGATAAGTACGAGCGTGACCGCAAGGATGCGGCAGATGCCTATGTGAACATCTCTACTGAGGTATCAGACCTGCAAACCGTCATCCGCACCAAAAAGCACCCTGTCGGCACTCGACTGTCCAATGCCGAATTGCAGGATGCTAAAAAGCAACTTGCAAGCAAAAAAGCTCTTAAAAAGCGCACCTACGACACTTTGAAATTCAGCTATGACCGCAAGACCCGGCTGGACTTCTTTATCGAGATGCTAAAGTGTCACCCTAAATTGCAATGGATATTTTCTGAGGAGGTACAGAAATGAAAGTTGATAAAAACAGCCCTCTGGCCCAAATGCTCTTGAAAATGGCCGCTGAACGCGATCCGAAACTGCGCAAGGCTATCCGCAATGGTGAGGTTGAGGGCGTGAGTATTATCGCCCTCGGCGCACCCGATGACAAGATCAAGGAGCTGCTGGAATCCCTCGCCAAAGACGAGGATGACTGCAAGAACTGCGAAAACCGCGATGGGTGCGAGGACACCAAGACAGCTACACCCTGCGATGATACTAAGGATGCGGACGGTGACATCAGCATTGTTGGTGAAATTCGTAGCATTGCTGATGACCCGAACACTCCTGAGAGCATCGCGGCACCTGCCCGTGTTGTTTTGGCGGCTGCTGAACTCATGGACATCTTGAATCCCGTCCCGCGCATGGTTTCTCCGAAACGGATGAACCCGTACACCGCCCGCCGTGCGGCAATGCTTGCCGATGTCAGCGCCGCCATCTGCCGCGCTCAAACCGACATCCTCGATGCCATGCACCGCTACCCCGAATTTGCCGAAATCACCGATGTCTATTTCGATGATAGCGACGAAGAAAATACAACTGAAACCGAATAAGAAAGGAAATGTGTCATGTATAACAACGATGCACAGAGATGTTTGACCGGCGAAGTTCGCCTGTCCTATGTCAGTCTCGACAAGCCCCGTCAGCCGCAGGGCGGCGTGGGTGATGCCAAGTACAGCGCCACGCTGTTGATTCCTAAGACCGACACCGCCACTATCGCCGACTTCCGCAGTGCCATTCAGGCGGCGGCTCAAATCGGCGCTGGGACGCTGTGGGGCGGTATCATCCCGCCGAATCTGGATTCCATTATCCACGATGGCGACGGTGTCCGCCCCAGCGGCATCCCGTTCGGCGATGAATGTCACGGCTGCTGGGTCATCACCGCCAGCACCAAAAACAAGCCGCAGGTCGTCGGTCAGGACAACATCAACGTCGAATTGGCTCCGCAGGACATTTACAGCGGCATGTATGCCCGCGTGACTGTCCGATTCTACCCCTTTAACACCGCTGGCAAGCGCGGTGTCGGCTGTGGACTGGGCAATGTGATGAAAACCCGTGACGGTGAGCCGCTGTCTGGCGGTGCATCTGCCGCCGCTGATTTCGCGGGTGTCGGCAACGCCGTAGCCCCCGCCGCTCCCATGCAGCAGGGCTGGCCGCAGGCAACCCCTACGCCGACTGCCGCTCCGGCTGCGCCCGTGTACCAGCCGCCCTACTCCGCGCCTGCCGCGAATCCGGCACCATGGAACGGCGCTACACAGATGTATCCCACTGGCGGCGCTGTGAATCCGCTGACCGGGAATCCGATGTAACACTCCCCCGCAGGGTGATAGACGCCCTACGTGACCCAGCTACCACGCTTTTCGGCAGGGTACTGGTAATTAAATAACCATCCACCTCTTTCTATACCCGGGAGGGGCTGCGGCCCCTCCTCTCATGTACTCGGATAGCTCAATGGTAGAGCAAGCGCGCGATGTCGGTTCAACTCCGGCTCCGGGGCAGAAATCAAGAGGAAAATCTAATCCCTTATATAAAAGGAAAGGAAATGCCCAGATGAAAACCAGATTTGACAGCGCCGAGGTCTGGCGCACGAACAACGATACGACGGTGAGCATCAAGGAACTGGAAACCTCGCACCTTATGAACATTGTGCGGATGCTCCTGCGCCGCCCCGAAACTGTGCAGACGATGCTCGTCTGCGACATTGAGCGGCAAAGCCGCAATGTCTGGAAAGCAAATAACATCGTTGATGAGGATGCCGTCGCATCTATCTACAACGCCACGTCTATGACATCCCGCGAGATTGTCCAGTGGGTGCAGGGCACACCCCTGTTCATCACCATCGTCACTACCCTTGAGGGCCGTGGGGTCAACACATCAGTGCTGATTGGTTCCGTTCTGGCTGAGCTTGGATATGAGGAGATGCCCCAATGATCTACAAAGTCACCCTCTTAAAAGATACCCCTACTCTCAAAGCGGGTACGATGTGGAAATATTACACCGAAAATGGAAAATTTGATTTTTCAAATCAGATTGACCCTGACACCTTAAAGGTCATATACGGCGGCGAGTTGATGCCGCGCGAAATCCTCGACAAACCCGAATGGGCAAAAGTCGAGCCATTTTATGAGGAACTGGACGATTTGAAGTGTCCTTTTTGTGGTGAAACCCGCGGGCATCTCTTGGTACGGTCTTTCGTCTATACGGATTCTGACGGGGTTAGACGGGTCACATCAGATGTAAAGATGGAGTACGCCTGTGGGCATATCCGAATGCTACGGAAAGGGAGGTAAGAACGACCATGAGTGAACAGCTACACCATCTGAGCATCGATCTTGAGACTTACAGCGCGGTCAGCATCGGTGCGGCGGGGTCATACCGATACATCCTCGACCCGTCTTTTGAGATTCTGCTTTTCGCGTACAGCCTTGACGGGATGCCCGTTGAGGTCATCGACGTGGCAAGCGGACAGGTCATCCCCCTTTGGCTGAAAAATGCCCTCAAAAATCCCCTGTACATCAAACACGCCTACAACGCGGCATTTGAATGGTTCGCCCTCAGCAAGTATCTGGGTCAACTGCCGCCCGATCAGTGGCGCGATACAATGCTCCACGCGCTCTACTGCGGCTACCCGGCATCTCTGGACGCGGCGGGCAAGGCGATGGGCCTGCCCGAAGATAAGAAAAAGCTGGCGACGGGCAAGGCCCTTATCCGCTATTTCTGCGTTCCCTGTAAGCCATCCAATGCCAACGGCAATCGCACCCGCAATCTCCCCCGGCACGACCCCGCCAAATGGACGCTGTTCAAAGAGTACAACGGGCAGGATGTTGTCACGGAAATGGAGATTGACCGCCGCCTATCGGCGTTCCCCGTGCCCGCCTTTGTGCAAAAGCAATGGGAAACCGATCTGCTGATGAACGCGCGGGGCGTGGCCGCTGACATGGACATGGTGAGCGGCGCTCTCGTCATCGGTGCCACGGTCAAAAGCCAGTTGATGGGTGAGGCCCGCCAGCTCTCCGGGCTGGATAACCCCAACTCCATCAAACAGTTGGCCCGATGGCTGACCGATGCTACTGACAGCGATGCCGAGATTACCAGCGTCACTAAAGAAACCGTCGCCACGATGCTGAAACAGCCCCAACCCGCCAATGTACAGCGGATGCTTGAAATCCGGCAGGAACTCGGCAAGACCAGCACCAAAAAATATGATGCACTGGAAACCTGCATCGCGGATGATGGTCGTGTCCGTGGCCTGCTCCAATTCTACGGCGCGAACCGCACCGGGCGCTGGGCGGGCCGTCTGGTGCAGGTGCAGAACCTCCCCCGCACCTATACCCACCCCCTGCCCCCGGCGCGTCAGCTCGTCAAAGACCGCAATATCGACGGCCTGCGGCTGATGTACGGCAGTATCAACGATACCCTGTCGCAGCTTATCCGCACGGCCTTTGTGGCGACCCCCGGCAATGTGCTGATCGATGCCGACTTTTCGGCCATTGAGGCCCGCGTCATCTCGTGGCTGGCGGGGCAGGAATGGCGGCTTGAAGTTTTCCGCACTCACGGCAAAATCTATGAGGCATCGGCATCGCAGATGTTCCATGTGCCCATTGAAAAAATCAAAAAGGGCAACCCGGAATACGCTCTGCGCCAGCGCGGCAAGGTCGCTGAACTGGCCCTCGGCTATCAGGGCGGTGTCAGTGCTATGCGCCGCATGGACACCGGGCACAACCTCGATGACCTCTCCGATGATGAAGTCAAGGGCATTGTGGACAGATGGCGCGAAACAAATTCGATGATACGCGATTTGTGGAACATCGTTGATTCTGCCGCTGTCACCGTCATCACCAACGGCGGCGCACAGACTATCCGCTCCGAAACCACCGATGCCGTCATCACTCTGGCCTGTGAACTGGATGTCATCACCGGCACCCGGTACATGACGATTCTGCTGCCGTCCGGGCGCAAGCTGTACTACCCATCCCCGGAAATCGGCGTAAACCGATGGGGCAATCCCTCGGTCAGTTATATGGGCCAGAACCAGACAACCAAGCGATGGGAGCGGGTGGAAACCTACGGCGGCAAGCTGGTGGAGAACATCGTGCAGGCCATCGCCCGTGACTGTCTGGCAATCGCCATCGAAAACCTCGAAGCGCAGGGCCTGCACGTTGTATTCCACATCCATGATGAAGTCGTCATCGACACTCCCGCATGGGCCGATGAGGACACGATGCTGGACACCGTTACAAAAATTATGACAAAACCCATCCCGTGGGCGCAGGCGCTACCCCTCAATGCCGATGGGTGGGTCGATAAATTCTTCAAAAAGGACTGATTATCGCATGAACGCTCTTATTCATCTCGACCAGAACGGCAAAAAGGTCATGGAGCGGCGCGTCCATGAGGCCGTTATGAAAGAACGCGCCGACATCAGCACCCGCGCTCAGTACGTTTGGGCGCTGTCCATGCTCCAATGCGGCTTATCGCCGCGCACTGTTCAGCGCGTGGCAGATCATTTCGATGCGGTGCTGGACAAGTACATGGAATATCAGACCGAGGATTTGGGCGACCTGTTCATGCGCTCTATGCTCCATGATTCGGGCGTTGAGGTCAAGGCAACCAGCCGAGAAAGGAAACGTAAAAGAAAATGAGCAAGGTACAAATCACCGCCTTTACCGGCGAATACTACTTTTTGAGCAACTACTGCGCCTGCCCTATCACCATTGATGGGCTGACCTATCGGAGCGCCGAGGCCGCTTTTCAGGCGGCAAAATGCAATGTTCCGATTGATCGCGCGGCGTTCTGCACTGTCCCGCCCAATGTAGCAAAAGCCATCGGGCGCAAAATCAAGCTGCGCGATGGGTGGGAGAAAGAGCGTGACGGCATCATGGCCGATGTCATCCATGCGAAATTTTCTCAGAATCCCGGTTTCGCGCAGGCCCTTATCGACACCGGCGATGCGGAGCTGATTGAGGGTAACACATGGAACGACAACTACTGGGGTGTGTGCGGATGCACTCGTTGCCGCAGTGAGGGCACCAAGGGCCTGAACAAGTTGGGCAAGATTCTGATGGCCGAGCGGGCGCGGATGCAGGCGGCTACACCCGCCGTAACCGAGGAGGGCTGACGATGGTACACCTCGGAGACATTACCAAAATGAGCGGGTACACCATCCCGCCTGTGGATGTCATTACATTCGGTTCGCCGTGTCAAGATCTATCCATCGCCGGAAAGAGGGCCGGTATGGCCGGGGAACGCTCCGGGCTGTTCTCCGAGGCCGTCCGCGTCATCCGCGAAATGAGATATGCCACATTCGGCGCGTACCCTAAATATGCCGTTTGGGAGAATGTTCCCGGCGCGTTCAGTTCAAACAAAGGAGAAGATTTCCATGCCGTCCTGCAAAGCCTCTGTCGGGTCATCGACCCCGACGCTGTTATTCCTAGACCTACGGACGCACGGGGGGGGATTAAATGGCCCCGCGCCGGGGCAATTCTGGCAGACCACTACTCGCTGGCGTGGCGAGCTATGGATGCCCAGCACTGGGGCGTTCCCCAACGTCGCCTGCGCATCTCGCTTGTCCTCGATCTTACAGGTGGGCGTGCCGGAGAAATACTATTTGAGCCGGAAAGCCTGCGAGGGCATTTTGCGCCGGGCATCACGCCGGGGCAAGCGGCTCCCGTCGTTGTTGGAGGATGCACTGAGGATGCAAATAGAGCGTTCACTCTGAAAATCCGCTCTGGGTGCGAGGGCGGAGGCAAGGGTGCATTGGTACAGATCGAAAAAAGCGCAACCCTCTCCACGTTGCAAGACCAGACGCTTTTTGTGGCCGAACCGCCGAAGGCATACAGTTTTGACAGTTTAGCGTCCAATTCCATGAAATCCAGCAACCCGCACAGCGGGTGCCGCGAGGTTGAAATCGCAAAGACCCTTGACACCTCACCGCCTGACCCCGCAAAGAATCAGGGCGGCATCGCTATTGTCGAACCGACATTCTGTATTCAGGGCAACACGATTGACCGCGCAGACACGGCGGGCGCAAACGGCACCGGTGTCAAAGAGGATGTCTGTTACACCCTAAATACGATTGATCGTCCTGCCGTTGCGTTCGCGCTTGACTGCCGCAATATGACCGCCAATGAGGAACTGTCCGCAACCTTGCAAGCAAAAGACAACGGCGGGCAAAGCCTCAACTACATCAATCCCGTAGCCGAGCCGCTTATCTATGACGCACGTGGCAACGGCGACGGCATGACATCCCCCACCATGACCGGCGACCACAACAGTCGCGTCACTGATTATACAGCCATCACTTTGCAGGGCGATACCGTAGTAGGTGCAGACCTATATAATGGTACTCTAACGGGTGATAAGGCTGTAACTCTGACAGCTGCCACCGCGAAGGGCGGAACTAACACGGGGCCGTCGGTGATTGAAAAAATCATCCGCTGGATCGTTCGCCGGCTAACCCCTACCGAGTGTGAGCGCCTGCAAGGCTATCCCGATGGGTGGACAGACCTCGGAGAGTGGATAGACAGCAAGGGCAAGACCCATAAGGACGCTGACACGCCCCGATATAAGGCGCTGGGCAACTCCATCGCCCTGCCGCAGTGGTACTACGTTCTCGGCGGTATCGCTGACCGCCTGCCGGATAATGCTACCCTTGGCAGTTTGTTTGATGGCATCGGCGGTTTCCCATATGTGTGGGCACAGCTACACGCTGGGCGCAAAGAGTTATGCGTTTGGGCCTCGGAGATCGAGGAGTTTCCCATCGCGGTCACAAAGAAATGGTTCCCGGAGGTAGAGGATGGAAAATTATTCTGATTTCGTCGTTCACAAGTCGGAGCGGGCAGTACATACCGACAGCATCGTTCTGACTGTGAACGACCTCAACGACAAGCTGTATGACTTCCAAAAAGACATTGTGCGATGGGCGCTGGCAAAGGGTCGTGCCGCTATTTTTGCCGATTGCGGCCTCGGCAAGACCGCGATGCAGCTTGAATGGGCGCATCGGGTTTGTGAGCATACGGGTGGAAACGCCCTGATTGTAGCGCCGCTGACCGTTTCTCCGCAGACCGTGGGCGAGGGTCTGAAATTCGGAGTGCCCGTCACCCTCTGCGAAACTGCCGACGACATCAAACCCGGCGTGAACATCACCAACTATGAAAAGCTGGACAAATTCACCGGGGCGCATTTCTCGGCGGTGGTGCTGGATGAATCCAGCATCCTGAAATCCTTTACGGGCAAGGTGCGCAATCAGATCATAGACTTTTTCTCGGATACGCCGTTCAGGCTGGCCTGCACCGCCACCCCCGCGCCCAATGACTTTATGGAGCTTGGCAATCACGCGGAATTTTTGGGCATCATGTCCTACTCTGAGATGTTGTCCATGTTCTTTGTCCATGACGGCGGGCAGACCTCCAAATGGCGGCTCAAAGGCCACGCTGAGGATGTTTTCTGGCAATGGCTGGGTAGTTGGGCTGTGGTTATGAACAGCCCCGCAGACCTTGGCTATGACCTGCCGGGGTACGACCTCCCGCCGCTGAGGGTGCATGAGGTCATCGTGGACGGGGATGCACCGATTACCGAGAGCATGACGCTGACGCAGCGGCGCGAGGCCAGACGGGCTACACTCGCAGAACGATGCCAAGCGGCGGCCGATCTGGTGAATGGCGACCCCGGCGAACAGTGGCTCGTGTGGTGCGACCTCAATTCGGAGAGTGAAGCACTGGCGCACGGCATCCCCGATGCGGTAGAGGTCAAGGGTAGTGATAGGGCCGCGCTGAAAAGTTCCCGCCTGCTGGGCTTTTCGATGGGCTTTAACCGGGCGCTCGTCACAAAGCCCTCTATTGCCGGATTCGGCATGAACTGGCAGAACTGCCACAAGATGATTTTTGTCGGTTTGTCTGACAGTTATGAGCAATATTATCAGGCCGTGCGGCGCTGCTGGCGTTTTGGGCAGTCTGAGCCGGTGGATGTGTACATCGTTATCAGTGCCCGTGAGGGCGCGGTCAAGGCCAATATTGAGCGTAAGCAGGCCGATTGCGATAAGATGCGGACTGCGATGGGCGAACAGACCCGCGAAATCGTCAAAAAGCAGTTGCAAAGCACCTGCCGCCTGACAACGCCCTATGAACCGCAAACGACTATGACACTGCCTGCATGGGAGGAATTTAGACATGAATGTGCTTAACCAGTTGATCGACAGCGCACAGCGCTGGGCAATGTATCAGGGGGATTGCGTGGAAACCCTGCGCGGCATCCCCGATAACAGCGTCCACTACTCCATCTTTTCCCCGCCGTTCGCCAGCCTGTATACCTACTCCAACAGTGACCGGGATATGGGCAACAGCAGCGACGGCGCGGAGTTCGCACAGCATTTCGGCTACCTCGTGGCGGAGCTGTACCGGGTCATCATGCCGGGGCGGCTGGTATCCATCCACTGCATGAATCTGCCCGCCATGAAATCCCGTGACGGCTTTATCGGCATCAAGGATTTTCGCGGTGACATTATCCGCGAGATGACCGAGTACGGGTTTATCTTTCATTCGGAGGTGTGCATCTGGAAAAACCCTGTCACGGAGATGCAGCGCACGAAAGCCCTCGGCTTGCTACACAAGCAGATCCGCAAGGATTCTGCGATGTCGAGGCAGGGGCTGCCGGATTACGTGGTGACATTCCGCAAGCCGGGTGAAAACCCTGAGCCTATCCCTCACGACCATGAGTCCTTTCCCGTGGATGTGTGGCAGAAATACGCCTCGCCGGTCTGGATGGATGTACGACAGTCTAACACCTTGCAGCGCAAGAGCGCCCGCGATGAAAAGGACGAAAAGCACATCTGCCCGTTGCAGTTGGATGTAATCGAGCGCTGCATCGACCTGTGGACGAATCCCGGCGACATCGTGCTTGATCCGTTTGCGGGTATCGGTTCTGTGCCCTATCAGGCCGTTCTCATGGGCCGTCGTGGGCTGGGCATCGAACTGAAAGACAGCTACTACGCACAGGCCGTGAAAAACCTTGAGGGCGCGGCCAGTGAGGCCGACAGCCACGAAATCAACACCAATGTGCGCCTGCGCTGCCCCGTGTGCGGCATCAAGGTTGACGGCAAAATCTGCCCGCTGTGTGGCAAAGATCTGATGGCAAAGGAGGAGTAAAGGCATGGAAGTAACAACAACAACTACCTCTGTACTCGCCCGCCGCGCGGCTAAGTATCTGTCTAAATATTGTGCAGAACACAAAGGATGCGTTGATTGTGCTTTTGCCAATCGTAGCAATAGCACCTGCGAAATCAACATCGCTAAGTTTCCCTCACTCTGGAAATTCACTCCGCTTTGGTCGGATGCAGATGTGGCGCTGGCAAAAGCCATGATGCCGTATGCCAAAATTATCTTTTGGCCCATCGAATCAAACCCCAATCCAAACCACCGTTATTTTAAGGGCGACGGACAGCGCACCATACCGCTGCCGACAGGGGCCTTTAAGGCCTTCTCCCCCGGCGAGGCCGTCTCACTGGTCGATATTGCGGGAGGTGCAGACAATGCCTGATGACGTTTTGGACATGATCGGCACGGCGGCAGCGTTGGAACAACTCGCCGAGGAGTCCGCTGAACTGGCGCAGGCCGCGCTCAAGATGGCCCGTAAGCTGCGCGGCGAAAACCCTACGCCGAAATCCCGCGCGGATTGTGTTGCCAATCTGCAAGAGGAAATCGCGGATGTGGAGCTGTGCATCAGTATTTTACCCGCCGCGCTGCATGACCCCGCCGAGGTCGGCAAGACGATGGCTGCAAAGCATCGGCGGTGGAATGAACGGCTACACGATGAAAAGCTGTGGGAGGTTGACAGCCATGAGGATTGACATTCGGGACAGCAAATACTCCATCATCTACAACGAAAAGACCGGCGCGGTTGAGGATGTCCTGTGGTGCAATGAGAGCGCCGAGGATTTGAAAAACCTCAACGTCGTGGCCGATATGGCCCGTGAACTGGCTGTGTATCGGCAGGCAGGCACGGCCATGATTGCCGGGGCGCAGCGCCTCGCATACAGCCGTGGCCCGGAGAAATACTCTTTTTCTGTACCGAGTGAGAGACACAGGCATCTGCACACCGTTGACCGCACTGACGCTGTTGCCCTGCTCATGCAGGCAGGTTCCCTCGCGCTGGGTGAAATGGATGCCCTGCGCGAGTGCAAGGCCAAGACCGCTGCCGCAAACCTCTACCGTGCCATGATTGGCTTTTGAGGTGCCGCCATGATGCACTTGAGAATTACCGATGAAATCCGGGAGCGCTGTCTGCGTGAGGCGGCGCATGATGCCCACATCAATGATCGCATCGTTACCTCTACCCCTCAGACCCTTGCCGAGCGTGGCATGACGATGCTCGGCAGTACCCGCGCCACCCCGCGCATCCGTTCCTACCTCTACTGTGACGCTGTGGATGCCTGTTTCTACTACGCCGGGGCGGTGCCCAGCGTCGTCGTGACCGCCCGCTGGACGGCTGACAGCCCGGACATCGCCGAGGGTTCTAAAAAGCTGCAAATCGCCGCTGAGGTCGTGCGCCGCATGATGACCGCGATGGATAAGGCGATGAAAGCCGAAAAAGACCGCCAATGGGCGGCATACATGGAGGAGCAAAAACTGAAATGAGCCATCCGACCACATACGCCGTTGACTTTGACGGCACCCTCTGCGAAAACGCCTACCCTGAAATCGGCGCACCCAATTTGCCCTTGATCGACAAACTCATATCTCGCCGCCGCCTCGGTGCAAAGATTATCCTGTGGACGTGCCGGGATGGCGAGATGCTGACCCGCGCGGTGGAGTTTTGCCGCTGTTACGGGCTGGAATTTGACGCGGTGAACGACAACACCGAAGAGTTGAAACGGGCATACGGCACTAACCCGCGTAAAATCGGCGCTGATTACTACATTGACGATAAGGCTATGCCGCCCGATCTTTTTGTGCCATAGGAGGAGTTAAAAATGGTTATTTTGACAGCTATCGCAAAGATTCTCATGGGCCTTTTTATCATTGCTCTGGTTCTGGCGTTTATCACTGCCATCTTCCTGCTGGGAGCTATTGTGGCAACGCTCGAAACAGCTACACAGCCGTTATTCGGGAGAGATCGGGAGGATGACGAGCCAGAGATGGTGAATCACCCCGACCACTACAACCGCCCCGGGCAGAAAGAGTGCATCGTTGAGATGGAGGAAAAGTTCGGGACGAAATATGTGCAGCATTTTTGCCTGTTGAGCCGCTACAAATACTTATACCGCTGCGGGCTGAAAGACGGCACAACGCAGGAATTGTCAAAAGCCGACTGGTATCGAGATAAGTTTCTTTCGCTGGGCGGTGACAGTGATTTGCTGAATATCTTACCTGATAACGCAAAAGCATCAGCATACCGCCGCATGGGCGGCAATGCCTGCATCAAAAAGGAGGCCACGAGCCATGAATGTTGAACTGATTGCCTATTCCTCTCCGATGCCGTATCAGTGCGGCACGGCCTGCTACTTCAACACCGTATATAACCCCATGCACATCATTGAACAGGCCGCGAGTGTGTGCTATGACAGTGGGCCTGATTTTGTCAAATTCAAAATCGCCAAGGGGTGCGCTAAGACTGGGCATCTAAGTGTATATGAGCACGCCTATTTCACGTTCCATGTTAAGGATATCAGCCGCGCCTGCCTTGCTCAGTTGACCCGGCATCGGCATTTCAGCTTTTCCGTGCGCAGTCAGCGGTATTGCAACGAAAGATGCTCCGAGCCGGTGTTCCCCGCATCCACCGATGAAGATCAGGACGGCATCATTGCCGATGCTTACGACTACGCATGGGATGCTTATGACCGTTTGATCGAGGCTGGTGTGGCAAAAGAGGACGCGCGGATGGTTCTGCCCAACGGCGCACCCACTGAGTTGTATGTCTCCATGAACGCGCGGGCACTGATTGAGGCAAGTCACTTGCGGCTTTGTTCTCGCGCACAGCAAGAAATACGCAATATGTTTGACCTGATGAAGAAAGAAATCACCCCGCTGTCACCCGAAATCGCAGCGATGATGGTTCCGCAATGTGAAATCAATCCCGACTTTCAATTCTGCACCGAGGGCAAGTCCTGCGGCAGACACCTCCGGCTGCAGGATGTGCTGGCAACGGCTACACAGCAGCAGAGTGAGGAGGCTGACAAGAAATGAACAAATACACGATGTACGCCTGCGAGTTTTGTGGCAAAGAGTTTAGTTCTGCATCCGAGTGTGAACAGCATGAAGAATCTCATGACCACAATTATAGCTTTGATGCTGATACTGTTATCATTCAAAGGCTTCGTGAAATGAAAAGTGGATGCTATGACTATCGCATCGGTAACACCGTCATGGGTATGCCTATCACAGCCTTTTCAAGCCTTATTGAAACTGCCGCTAATAGGCTCGAAGATTTGAGTAATGATGCCATCAGCAACGATTTTTAGCAAAGAAATGAGGTTTACTGAAAATGAAATGTCTGTATAAAGTACCGTTCAGCGGCTTTTTTATGGCCTATGCCGAATCTGCCGAGGAGGCAAAGAAGATGTCCCCCGATGACGGCGAGGTTATCTATTCTGAGCAATCCACGGGCGAGATCGAGGCTTGCCCCGATGGCGCGTCCATCCCGATTGACGACCATCACAGCATGTTTATTAACCCGCCAGACGATGAATTTGACGAGGGCATTTCCGAGGATTGGGAGGATGAGCTGTGAACACTGATATTGTTTGGGGCGGTCTGCTGGTGCTGGGTACTGTCTGCGCTACGATTCAGCACTACATCACCAAAAAGAGCGCGGAATCTGAAATCGCATCCCTGAAAATGCGCCTTGAGTTCGCCAAGCAGGAAACCCGCATCTGGAAAACCACCGCATATCGTCATGCCGATGATCGAAACCACGCCATCCACATGGCCCAATACTGGCGCAAGCAGGCTCTCAATGAGCATTTCGGTTTTGAACCGGAAAAGGCATCCCCGTCCCCTACCGTGGCCGAGGTCGTAAACGAAATGATGCGGCATGACGCGCTGATTCAGGCCACGGGCTGGGCACCCGCTGACAGCCCCGCAAATGCCCCATCTGAGGGCGAAACAGTCACGACAACAAATGTGCCGAGCGAAACCGAAACCACCGCACAGAGCACCGCTGTGGGCGCAGAGGAGAGTGGCAATGACTAACATCACAACCCTACGCCCCGGCGAACACTTCATGTTCAAAAATTTCGAGTGGGTCTGCCTTGACCCGAACCACCATGACGGCGGTGTGCTGGCTATTATGGCGAAGCCGTTGGTAAAAGAAGTAAAGTTCTGCCCAAGTGATAAATTTGCCGATGAAAAAGGCAACTGGAATAACTACCGCACCAGTAATGTGCGCGGGGTTCTATCTGATATGGCGAACGTTGTTTTTGAGGGAAAAAGTCTGCTGAGACATAGCGTTGACCTTGTAGCCGACAACGGCGACCGCGCCTATGGAACAGTGAAAGACGCCGTTTTTATCTTGACTTGCGACGAGTATCGCAAGTACCGCGAGTTCATCCCACACTACGACAGAGACAGATTTATTTGGACTGCCACGCCTTTGTGCTGTGGCGATAATGATTCCGACGCGGGAGAATCTATCGTCGTTCGCACTGTGAACACGGACGGTCTGCTGTACAACTACGGTGCGTGCAACGGCGGCGCTATCGTCCCGGCTTGCGTTCTCAATCCAAAATCGCTCAATCTGCGCCAGAACATGGCGTATGTAGAGGAGGTATCAGAATGACCATCCTAGCAAACATCATCAGCGGTGCAGCCCTTGCCGCCATGTTCGTAGTATTCTACGCTCTGGGCGTATCCGCTGGCCGGGAAGCAACACAGCAGCAGAAAGAAGATATCAGCATGGAACATACACACGGAGGAGAAGTTCATTAAAATGAAAAGCGCAATTATCTATTCTGCCACTTTGGCTTTCATTGTGGCTATGGTTTCTATCACTGGAAACTTTATGTGGGGCTGGTGGATTTTGCTTGCCTTTATATATAACTCTTTGCCTTAACAAAAAGACAGACGGAGGAGGTAACCGACAATGAATAACCACTGCCCTATCCCCGGCGCAAGCCAGCCGAAAGAACCTGTGCGGCTTAGTTATCGCGGCTATACGGCAACTATTGAGTATGATGATGATGACAAACTCTGGCATGGTAAACTTGATAAAATTCATGACATGATAAACTTCCATTCTTTCAAAGCAGAGGAAATCGAAAGAGAGTTTCACAACGCCGTGAATGACTATCTCGACTTTTGTAAAGAGATTGGAAAGAAGCCGGAGGAACCCCATGACTAACATCCATGAGGATTTGGTTGCGTTCAACTCCCGCAACAATCCTTTTTATAACGACAAGGGCTATGCTGACCCTACCGCATATCAGGGCATTGAGGCGGCAGCGGTCAGTGAATACCGGGCGCGGTTTGATGCCATCGCCGCGCTTATCCACACGGTCAAGTACATTTGCGGGCTGGCTGGGTTTGAGGTCGTGGGCCGAATCACCCTGCGGCACAAGCAGAGCGGCGACATCTACAAATGAGGAGGAGATCTGAGAAATGGCTACACCGAACGAAAAAGAGGATGCCGAGGTTTATCCCGTAGTCATCCTTGACCCGAACGGCAACGATTACACAAAGGGCATCACGGCATGGCTGACGGCCATCGCAAAGCAGAATCCTAAAAATCTGGTGTGCATTGCCCGTGGTCCCGACCCCGAAAAGCCGGATCAGGCCGTGTACACGCTCATGCGATGGGAAACTAAGGGCATTGAGCTTTCCGAAATTGCCGGATACTTGACATCCGTTGCATCTGAACTGTTCAGCCGTGAACAGCCTAACAGCGAAACCCCATTATAACGATAAAGCGAGGAAAACGGTCATGCAATTCGATAGACAAATTACCATCACCACCGGCGCATCCCGAAACGATCTCAACTGGAAACCTCAGCTGATGACCGTGGCAGAGCTGTATGACCGCCTGCGGAATCCCGTCCGTTCAACGGAAACGCTCGACGCTTATATGCACCTGCCGAAACCTCAGCAGGACGCATTAAAGGATGTCGGCGGGTTCGTGGGCGGCTCCCTCAACGGCGGACGGCGCAAGGCCAATGCAGTGACCGGGCGTGACCTTGTGACGCTTGACTTCGATAATATCCCCGGCTGGGGCACCGATGAAATCGTGAGCCGCGTGGATGCCATCGGATGCAGCTATGCGATCTATTCCACACGCAAGCACTGCCCCAATAAGCCCCGCCTGCGCGTTGTCATCCCCCTTGACCGCACGGCTACCCCCGACGAATACGAGCCTCTGGCGCGGCGGCTGGCGTGGCTGATTGGTATTGATAAGGCCGACCCTACTACCTTTCAGGCAAGCCGACTCATGTACTGGCCGAGCGCCTGCGTGGATTCGGATTATGTTTTCCGCTGCAAGGATGCGCCGCTGGCATCGGTGGCGTTCCTGCTGGGCACCTATACCGACTGGCGCAACATGGCCGAATGGCCGCAAGTCCCCGGCGCGGCCCCGAACTACCAAAAGATGGCACTCAAACAGGGCGACCCGCTGACAAAGCCCGGTATCGTGGGCGCGTTCTGCCGCGCCTATGACATTCACACGGCGATGGACAAGTTTCTGCCCGGCATCTATACCCCGTGCATCATGGGCAGCGAGGAGCGGTACACCTATACGGGCGGCAGCACGGCGGGCGGCGCTATCATCTACGATAACGGCAAATTCCTGTACAGCCATCACGCTACCGACCCCTGCTCCATGCAGCTTGTGAACGCATTTGACCTTGTGCGCCTGCACCTTTTCGGCGATAAGGACGACAGCGCCCCGGCCAACACGGCGACCAACAAAATGCCGTCGTATAAGGCTATGTGCGAAATGGCCCTGCAAGATTCGGCAGTTCAGGCCATCTACAACAAAGAGCAATTCGACCAGTTGCAGGCCGATTTCGGTGCTATTGTACCTATCCCCGGTGCGTCCACCGGGCCGCAGCAGACCCCCAATGCCGCCCCGGCTGGCGACGGCGCGGAGCCCGTGGAGGGCGAGGTCATCGGTGATGATGGCCAGCAGGCCGACCCCAACGCATGGCTGGGTCAGATTCAACGCGACGAAAACGGCAAATTCAAGCAGACTATTGAGAATGTGCTGCTGATCCTCAACAATGATCCCCGCCTGTGCGGGCGGTTCATGCTGAACGAGTTCAGCGGGCGCGGGGAGGTGCTGTATCCCCTGCCGTGGGATAAAGACCCCGACAAATTCAAGCGGCGGGCATGGGCTGATTCTGACATCAGCGCAATGTACTGGTACATGGAAAAGGGATACAAGATCACCAAGCGCAACGCCATCGACGCGGGGCTGGACATCCATGCGGCTACACACACATTCAATGAGGTGCAGGATTTCATCAAGGGTCTGGCGTGGGATGGAGTTCCCCGGCTGGACACCCTGTTCATCGACTACCTCGGTGCTGACGATTCCCCCTATACCCGCGCCGTCACCCGCAAGGCGTTTGTCGGTGCTGTGGCCCGCGCGATGGAGCCGGGATGCAAGTTCGATAATATGCTGATTCTGTGCGGGCCGCAGGGTCTCGGCAAGTCCACGCTGCTGGACAGGATGAGCAAAGGCTGGTACAACGACAGCATCCGCACATTTGAAGGCAAAGAGGCATCCGAGCTTTTGCAGGGCGTTTGGCTGGTCGAAGTGGCAGAGCTTGACGCTTTCCGCAAGACCGATGTTTCCCGCATCAAGCAGTTTTTGAGCCTGCGCTATGACCGATACCGCGCCGCCTATGGCCGCAATGTAAAGGAACTGCCCCGCTGCTGTGTCTTTTTCGGCACCTGCAACGTCAGCGATTTTCTGCAAGATACCACAGGCAACCGCCGTTTCTGGCCCGTAGATGTGGGACAAGGCGAACTGATTCACCGCGCATGGGATTTGACCGATGACGAAATCAATCAGATTTGGGCTGAGGCAAAGATGCGCTGGATGATGGGAGAGCCGCTGTTCCTGACCGGCGATCTGGCAGACGCGGCCCGCGCACGGCAGGAAGATCACCGCGAGGCATCCGTCCGCGAGGGTCTTATCCGTGATTTTGTGGAGCGTGATGTTCCCACCAACTGGCTTGAGTGGCCGCTGGACAAGCGCCGCGATTACTGGGCTGGGGCTTGCAAGGGGCAGGACATCCCGACGATGCCCCGTGACCGCATCTGTGCCGCCGAGGTTTGGTGCGAACTTTTCAACGGTGCCCCCCGTGACATCAAGCAGGCAGACACCCGCGAAATCAATGCCGTGCTGGCAAGCACCCCCGGCTGGGAGGCTAATCGGGGCATGAAGTTTGGGCCGTACAAGCAGCAGCGCGGTTATCGGAGATTCAACAGACAAGTGTAATGTGTATAAAAATCAACTGACACTTTGAGCCAAAAAGCTGACACTTCCTTATATGCCAAGTGTCAGAACCGTCAGAAGTGTCAGTTAAATATGAAAAAATCGTGAACAAGCGCACTGACACAACTGACACGCAAAACACAAGTGTCAGTTAAAGTGTCAGTCTAAAAAATAACGCTGTATCGTTGCAATATATCTATAACTGACACTTCTGACACTTAAAATAAATAAAAATAAAAATAAGTAAAATAACGCGCGTGAGAGCGCATATACCCCCGTATTTACGGGTCTATACGCGCGTGCGCGTGTGTCAGTCAGGTGGACAAGTGCGGCGGCGATGCCGCGAAAAAGATGGGAGGTTATTAGGATGCCGGAATTGGAAAAGGTCATCGAGCGCAAGCTGCGTGACGGTGTGAAGAAATTGGGCGGCGGGGCGCAATGCCTAAAATTTGAAAGCCCCGGCACATCTGGGGTGCCCGATAGGATGATCCTGTTGCCGGGAGGTCGTGTCGTGTTCGTGGAGCTTAAACAAGTGGGCAAGCGGGAGCGGATGCGGCAGACGTATGTACAGAATCAGATGCGGCGGCTGGGCTTTACCGTGTTCAGCACGGTATCGACCCCGGAACAGGTGCAGACGATTCTCAGCCATTGCGAGGAGGTCATGCGGCAAGATGGATTGTAAAGAGTTCCACCCCTACCCCTATCAGCAGTTTTGCATCCAGCACATCATCGATCACCCCGCCGCTGGGCTTTTCGTGGACATGGGCATGGGTAAAACCGTGATGACGCTGACCGCGTTTAACTACCTCAAGTATTATGCGTGGCAAATTCGGCGATGCCTCGTCATTGCGCCAAAGAAAGTTGCCGAGGCAACATGGCGCACCGAAATTTCAGGGTGGCAGCATTTGCGGCATCTGCGCTGCTCCGAGGTGCTGGGAACGGCTACACAACGCCGCGCCGCGATGGCAGTGGATGCCGACATCTATGTGACGAATCGGGACAATGTGCAGTGGCTCGTCAAAGAGTACGGCAAGGCATGGCCGTTTGATATGGTCGTGCTTGATGAATCGTCATCGTTCAAAAACCATCAGGCCAAGCGGTTTAAGGCCCTGCGGTCAATGCGACCCAAAATCAAGCGCATTGTAGAATTGACCGGCACCCCCTCGCCGCACGGCCTGATGGATTTGTGGGCGCAGGTCTACTTGCTGGACGGTGGGCAGCGTCTGGGCCGCACGATCTCCGTTTACCGCGATATGTACTTTGAGCCGGACAAGCGCAGCAGATCGCAGATATTTACTTACAAGGCCCGCCGGGGCGCGGCAGATGCCATCTATGCCGCCATCAGTGATATTTGCATCAGCCTGTCCAGCGATGACTATTTGACCCTCCCTGACCGCATCTATGATGAGATACCCGTCAAGCTGGACGACTCTGCCGCCGCCGCGTACAAGCGATTGGAGCGGGATGCACTGTTGCAAGTGGACGAATCGACCATCACAGCGGGCACGGCGGGAGTGCTGGCTGGCAAGCTGTTACAGCTTTGCAACGGCGCTGTGTACGATGAGGATGGCAAGGTCATCCCCGTTCATGAATGCAAGCTGGCCGCGCTGGTGGAGCTGATCGAGGGTCTGCACGGTCAACACGCCTTGCTGTTCTACTGGTTTCAGCACGACCTCGCCCGCATCCTCGCCGCCCTTGAGCCGCTGGGTTTACGGGTGCGTGTATACAATGGCCCCGACGATGAACGGGCATGGAACGCGGGAGAGGTGGACATTCTGCTGGCTCATCCCGTGTCCTGCTGCTACGGCCTCAACCTGCAACACGGCGGGCATCACATCATCTGGTTTGGGCTGACGTACTCGGCGGAGGTTTATCTGCAGGCGAACAAGCGGCTACACAGGCAGGGACAGACGCATCCCGTCGTCATCCATTCGCTGGTCGTGCAGGGCGGGCAGGATGAGGATGCCATCGCAACGGTCATGGGTCGTGTCACCGAACAAAACCATCTGCTGGAATCGCTAAAAGCAAAAATCATCACGGCAAAGGAGGCCGTCTGACTATGACGATGAAAGAATTATCTCAACTCCATTGGCTGAATTTGGAGATTGACCGTGATAAACAGCACCTTGCAGAACTTGAGGCCCGCGCCACATCCCCCGGTGGGCCGAATATGTCCGGGATGCCCGGTGGCGGCGGTGCAGGGTCGAGTGTCGAAAGTGACGCGATAGCCATTATCGAGCTGAAAGATCAGATCAGGGGCAAGCTGGCCCGCGCTATGGCAGAGCGTGACCGTATCACGGCGTACCTTGACGGCGTGGACGATGCACAGTTGCGGCTCATTATGCACTTGCGTTTTGTGGATGGCCTGTCGTGGGCGCAGGTGGGCGCAAGCGTGGGCGCGGGATACACTGGCGATGCCTGCCGTATGGCCTGCAAGCGCTATTTAGCAAAAACCGCATAGAAAAAAGCGAACAAAACGAACAATTCAACGTAAAATATTGATTGTTCGCTCCCATGCGCGTATTATGTATTTGCGGGTTTAGGGCGAGGGAGTTCTGGGCGCTCCCTCGCTCGTGCTTTCCCCGCTGTCACCTCCAAACGCCGCTGCGTGAATAAGCGCGGCGGCGTTCGTGTTTGCGCCGAGGTGGCAAAAGCCCTATACGCTGGGTGCGCCTCTCACGCCCGGCGCTGTGCAGGCCCTTGACCCCTGCACTAAATTTGCCGCGATAGCCACAGGGCGCTGCGCTCCCAAAAGCGCGGTAGGGTGCGAGGCCCTTACGCGGTGCCATTAGGCCATTGCCGCCGTCCGGCCATTGCGGCGGCACAAGTGATCTGCACCTCCCCAGTGGTGGCAAATTGCGGTTTGCAATCCATTCACGCGGTTCCACCGCTGGCGGTTTCCGATCAGTGGCCTATATTATATCGCACAGTAGAGCATTGGTAGCTCGGTAGGTTCATACCCTGCAAGTAGCTGGTTCGATTCCAACCTGTGCAACCATGCGAGGCTTGAGGGCATTTCACCTCGCGGCGCGTCCACGGCAAAACGGGCTTTTTCTCCTTTCCCCGTATGACGCGCCTGATTTTGGTTATTATCGCGGTTCGCCGCGAGGGCCGACGCCGGTACTGCCGCCGTTGACCTGCCCCTATATTACGCGCCACAGTGTCACAACTGCGGCGCATTTTTATTGCTTTCCCGGAGGTCTACGGTGTACCGCACAGAGCGCAACTATGAAAATCTCAATAAGGGCATTTTCCCCGGCGCTGGGCGGTTCGACATCCCCATCCTGCGGCCCGAATTGACTACGGCTGAAAACTGGATAAGTTTCAACTATGCCAAAGGGTGCGAGGAGCCGTCAGAGCATGGCGTTCACTTTTTCGTTGACGATTACCAGTTCAACCGCATCTGGGCGCATCCCGATAACTACCTCGGCATGATGGCGCGGTTCGATACCGTATGCACCCCCGATTTCAGCACATATACAGACTTTCCCCGCATTATCCAGATTTACAACCACTACCGCAAGCACTGGCTGGGCGCCTATTGGCAGGCCCACGGCATCAAGGTTATTCCGACCATCTCATGGAGTACGCCGGATAGCTTTGAATGGTGCTTTGACGGTGAGCCGGTAGGCGGCGCGGTGGCCGTTTCGAGTGTCGGCACTCAGGCAAGCCCCGAATCGGCAGACCTGTTCATGACCGGGTACAATGAGATGCTGCGACGCTTACAGCCCGCGCAAATCATCTTCTACGGCAAGGTGCCCGCCGGGTGTGAGGGAAACATTTTTCATGTTACAGCATTTCAGGAAAAACTCAAGGCGCGAATCCGCGCCAAAAAAGAATCGACAGAATCGGATTGAGGTGTTACAATGGGCGGTAGAGGCAGTACAAGCAGCATGGGCACGGCAGGAAATGTCCCGGCTGGCCGCGGTATTGGCGGCGGTGGGCTGGGCAGTTTCAACCTCGCCCCGCAACAGCAGAATCAGCCCGCCGCGCCGGTAGCCCCGCAAGCGGTGGCGCAACAGCCGGATAATCAGCAGCAGCCTAATGTCGTACCTACGGCGCAGCAGGCGCAGAACCTCAACAATCAGGCGTTCAGCGCCACGGACAACTCGCCGTATCACAACCTGTATAACGGTCAGCAGTATTATGCCAAGCAGAATTTGAGCATCGATCAGCGCCTTGCTGTGATGAATTATTTGTCCGATGCCAAAGAGAGCGGCACGATGTACTCCATGTCGCAGAATATGAACCATGCGATGGCGATGGGTCAGAAACTTACCGCGAATCAGCAGTTTGTGCATGACAACCTCATGGGCGCTATGCACAATATCGGCTATAATGTCAACTTGACCCGGTATGACCATTCGGATGTGCTGGACAATATGCTTGCGGCTCGTGGTGTTCACAATACCGCCAGCAATATGACCGCCGCGCAGTTGAAAACCGCGCTCGTAGGTCACACCTATGGCGAGAACCGTTTCCTGTCCACATCGTATAACGATTTCAAAAACGCATCCAACGCGGACACATTCACGACCCGCGAGGTGCGTTTTGAGTACAGGGTGAAAGCTAATGTACAGGCGATGATGCCCGGAAACGGCCCCGGTGGTCGTCTGGGCGAGGTCGTCCTTGCACCCACAAGCCCGCAGAAAAATATGCGGATTGTCGATGTTAAGGACGATAAGAGCCGCCGCACACGTTCTAAGGGTATGTCGCCCGGAATCTATAACAACAACCGTCAAATCGTCGTTGTCGTCGAGGTCGGTTAAGGAGGTACGCATTATGGCAACCAAGAAAAGCACTGCATCGAAGAAAAAGCTGACCCCCGGCGATACTGGCATTGATCGCTGGACTTCCAATGGCTACGGCATCGTCAATGGCCCTGTGAGCGCCGCTGATAAAAAGCGCATCGCCAAACTCAATGCCGAGATGGACGCCGCCAAAAAGAAAAAGTCTGCCCCTAAAAAGGGCAAGAAATAAGGAGGCCCGTCATGGGAGGTAGAGGCAGTTCGTCCTCGATGGGCGGCGGCATGGGCGCTGGCGGCGGCGCAGGCATTGCGGCTACACAGCAGCAGCCCCAGAATGCTCCGCCGTTTGCAGTGCCGCAGAGCATTAAGATCAACGCCGGTAACATCATCACCCCGGCAGCGGTACAGCAGCAACAGCCGCCGCAACCTCAGCAGCCGCCTATCGCACAGGCTCCCACGCCGACAAATACGCCGGTTCAGCCCGATGCGCTGTCCGCGCTGACGAAGATGAGCGATGATCAGCTCACGGGTCTGTTACGGCAGGCTAAGGCGGCGCAGATTCCTAACCATCTGAACGATGCACCCGACATCACGCAGAAATTCGCTTTTGTGGCCGGTGTCAACGAAAAGCCCACGGTTCTCGATGATGCGTCGTTCGACCAGTACCTCAAAGATAACAGTATCCCCCGCCGCAATATTCTGGCCCGTTCTGTCAACCCGATTACCTTTAAGGCCGGGTCGGTTACGTTCACCTATACGGCCAAGGATGTGACGGATATGCTGAAATACAGCTCCCTGAATTACATCGGCGGCAAGCACGGCGGTCAGGTCTATGGCGCGGGTACTTATTTCGACAAGACGGGCGGGCGTAGCACCGGCTATGGAAATGGCACGACATCTGCTACGGCTATCGCGGTACTGAATCCTCAGACTGCACACCCCATCTCGCTGAATACGCTGCGGAGCCGCATCCCTGCTTTCCAGCGTAGTCATCCCAAGTTTGCGCAGGCGCTGGGTCGTGCGGATAGCGATAATTACAGCATCTACGCTATGGCAATGGGCTATAATGTCATCACATCCGACGTGAACGGCTACCACAACATCATTGATCGCAAGGCGCTGGTTTACCGCGCAAGCGACAACTAAACAGGAGGATACAGCAATGGCGTACAAAGAACCCGTATTCACCAAAGAGGCGATGGCTGCCCTGCAGGCCAGTTGGAACGACAACATCAGCGGCAGAAAGTCCACCGCTAAGACCAAAAAGAGAACCACCGCCCCGAAAAAGGCGGCGGGTAAAAAGCCCGCCGTCAAAAAGGGCAAGTAACTGAATACCCTTTAGCACTCAGCGCTGAAATGCGCCGGGTGCTTTTTTATTTTTACTGATAGGAGGTGGCAGCAGATGCCCGAAAATACCGAGGCTATGCCGGAGATCAGCGCAAGCCCCGCGCCGCAAGACGCGAAGCCCGCCGACGCTGGCGAGAAAAAGCAGAAAAAGCCTCGCAATACATCCGGGATGAAACCGCCACTGAATCAGCTCCCCCCGGAGGAGGCGTTCGCCATCCGCTCCAAAGGCGGCAAGGCGGCGGCAAAAAAGCGCCGGGAGGAGAAGCTGGTAAAGGATGCCCTGCTGAACCTGCTGACAAAGCCTCAGCACAAGAAAAAGGGCGGCAAGGCTCACTACAAGGCCAGCGCCGAGTTGACGAGCTATGACGACGTGTTCTCTGAGAATACGACCCTCATGGTGCAGATGCTCATTCCCCTTATCCAGTCTGCCATCAACGGCAACATTGAATCCCTGTTCGCCATTCTGCGCGTTCTGGGGCAGGAACCGGGCACCCCCGGCCAGTTTGGCGTTGACGAGTTTACCCCGCCTGAGCCGCCCACAGAGGGCGCAGGCAGCCCCGGCAAGTCCGCGCCTGCCGACGACCCTAATGCGGTGCGCATCCACCTGATACGCGGCGAGAAGCCCGCCCCCGTGGCTGAGGGCGATGCCCCGGCAGCGGAGCAAGCCAACGCCGATCAGGCAGGCACGGCTACACCCACCAGCGCCCCTGCCGATGGGGAGGCGGTGCCCGATGCCTGATGTTTACATCGAAGATGTTATCGCGCCCAACTATGACGAACTGCTGGATGATGTTCTCGATCATCGGCACTCGCAATACCTCCTCAAGGGCGGGCGCGGTTCGCTGAAATCGTCCTTTATCGGCTTTGCTATCCCGCTGATTATGGTTCAGCCGGGGAACGAGGCTTGCAACGCGGTCATATTCCGTAAGACCGCCAACACCCTGCGCGATTCTGTTTACAGCCAGATGGTCTTTGCCCTTGACAAGCTGGGTCTTGACAGCGAATTTATCTGTCATGTTTCCCCCATGAGCATTACCCGGAAAAGCACCGGGCAGACGATTCTCTTTCGCGGTCTTGATGACCCGATGAAGCTGAAATCGTTGAAATTCCCCAAAGGGTACTGCGCCATCACATGGTTTGAAGAAGCGGACACGTTCGATGGGATGAAAGAAATCCGAAACGTGCTGCAATCTACCAACCGTGGCGGCTCTAAATTTTGGAATTTCATGTCGTTCAACCCGCCCATCACCCTGAACAACTTTATGAATCAGGAGGCTCTTGTCCAGCGCCCCGATAGGCTGGTTCATTCCAGCACTTATCTGACCGTGCCGCCTGAATGGCTCGGTCAGATGTTCTTTGATGATGCGGAACTGCTACGGCAAACCAACCCCCGCGCCTATGAACATGAGTATCTGGGCATCCCCACGGGCACGGGCGGCGAGGTGTTCAGCAACCTTGAGCTACGCGAAATCACCGACGCCGAAATCGCGTCGTTTGATTACATCTACGAGGGCATCGACTGGGGCTGGTATCCCGACCCCAACCATTGGAGCAAGATGTGCTATCGCCCCTCGAAGATGACGCTCTATATTTTCGATGAACTGCGCTGCAACAAAACCCCGAATGAGGTTTTCTGGCAGCGCTTGCAGAAAGAAAAGAACGTAACATCGCAAGACCTCATCATTGCAGATAGCGCCGAGCCGAAATCCATTGCAGACTTGAAAGCCTACGGCGCATCTATCCGCCCCACTGAAAAGGGGCCGGATTCTGTGCGGTACAGCATGAAATGGCTGCAATCGTTGGTGAAAATCGTCGTTGATCCCAACCGATGCCCGGAAACGGCGCGAGAGTTTGCCGAATACGAATACGAACGCACCAAAGATGACGAACTGACCGGGCAATACCCCGATAAGGACAACCACAGCATTGACAGTGTGCGGTACGCGCTCAATCCGATTTGGAAACGGCGCGGCCTGTGAGGTACAGCCCATGTCTATTTTTTCAAGTATCTATACCATGATAAGGCAGGTGTTAGGCAGAGTGATTCCGTATCAGAATATCCAGCAGGTGGAGAACATCGACACGCCGCTGTCGCAGGAGATGCAGATTGCTCTCGAAGCATGGCACCGGGCATATCTGGACAAGCCCATCTACAAAAACGAGCAGGTCAAAACCCTCAACATTCCTGCGTTCATCGCGTCCGAGATTTCCCGTCAGGTCACGCTTGAATTTAAGTGGAGCATCACGGCGGGCAAGGATGACGGCACGGGCGAGGACATCACCAACCCGCGCTCTGAATTTCTGAGCAGAGAATTTGAAAAACTGGCTACACAGCTGAGGAGCAAGGCCGAGATCGGATGCGCGGCAGGCGGCATGACTATCAAGCCTTATGTCCGTGACGGGCATATCTATTTCGACTATACCCCCGATTGGGATTTGTACCCCATCGCTTTCGGCGATGATGGCGACCTGTCCGATGTCGTTTTCCGTGACGTGTTCTCGGAGGGCAAAACCTACTATTCCCGCCTTGAGCGGCACACCGTTGATGGCGACAAAATCAAAATCACCCAGCGGGCATTTAAGTCCAGCTCCCGTGATGCTCTCGGCAAGGAAATCGCCCTGACGGAAGTATCGCAGTGGAAAGACCTCAAGCCCGTGGTCTATGTCAACAATGTGGATGGGCAGCTTTTTGGCTGGTTCCGCGTGGCCTCGGCAAATACTGTTGACCCGATCTCCCCTATGGGCGTGGCCGTGTTTGCCAAGAGTATGGACACCATCAAAGAGGCTGACATCCAATACAGCCGCTTGCTGTGGGAATTTGAGGGCGGCGAAATGGCCGTTGACGTTGACCCGATGGCGCTACGACCCATTGATGGCGTTATGCGTAACGGTGCAAAGGCTATGGAAACCCCTAAGCTGAATGAGCGCCTGTTCCGTGCGGTCGATCTGGGCACCGATGACACTTACCATGTATTTGCCCCGACGTTGCGTGACAGTTCTCTCGTGGCCGGTCTGAATCAAATCCTGATGAAGATTGAAGATCAGTCCGGCCTCGCCCGCGGCACCCTCTCCGATGCCAACACAGAGGCCCGCACGGCCACTGAGTTGACTATCCTGCGCAGTCGCACCTATACCACTGTCGCCGACAACCAGCAAGCCCTTGAACGGGCGTTGCGTGAAGTCGTGCGGGCGATGGATAAGTACGCTGACCTGTACAACCTCGCCCCTGCCGGTGAGTATGAGGTGTCGTTCGATTGGGACGATTCCGTTATCGCCGACACCGAAACCCAGTTGCAGCAGCGGCTCCTCATGCTCAACAACGGCATGATGAGCAAGATTGAGATGCGTATGTGGTTTTTTGGCGAAACCCGCGCACAGGCCGAAAAAGCCTTGCAGGAAGTTCAGCAGGAAAAAGTCAGCGAAATGCAGGCCGCTATGGCTATCCAGCGGCCCAACCCCGACCAGAGCGATGTCACTGTTCCCACGGACAATGACAATGCCGATCAGGATGGGAGCAACACGGCTACACCGTTTGGGAGTGGCTTCGGCGAGGAGTGATGACCCGTGCTGACCCAGAAAGAGCTTGATGCCGCCGTTCGCAAAATGATTGCGAATCTGGATGAAGTCAATCTGTATTTCATCCAGAAAATAGCGACCCAGATAAAGAAAATCGGCGAGATGAACCCCACCAGTATACACCGTTATACAATCATGCTGGAAATGGGTGCAGACATTGCTGATATTTCCGGCAAGCTCCAAGCCGCAACCCGGCTGACACAACAGCAGATGGCTGTTGTGTACAACGCCGCCTTGCAGGATAACTTCACCGACCCGCGATTCAAAGCCGCGCTGGCAGCGCATCCGCTGCCCCGTGAGGAGAATCAGCGGCTCATACAGTATACGCGCAACATCGCTGCGCAGACCTCCGGGGCGCTGCAAAACCTGTCCAACACTACGGCCATATCCGTGCCCTATCAACAGGCCATAGATAAGGCCATCTTGAGCGTGTCCATCGGCATGACCGACTACAAATCGGCTATGCGGCAGACCATCAAAGATATAGGCTGGGCAGGGATGCAGGTGCAGTACGCAAGCGGCTATCACCGCCGCCTTGATACCGCCGCCCGTCAGAACATCATTGACGGGGCTTGCCAAATCGCCCAGCACAGCGCCGATGAAATCGGCAAGGCGCTGGGCTATGATGCCGTGGAGCTGTCCGCGCATCTCAACAGCGCCCCCGACCATGAGCCGGTGCAAGGTCATGTTTTCCCGCTGGCCGAATACGCCAAGATGCAGGCAGGCATGGCCTGCGTGGATGTGGACGGTCATCACTTTGCAGGATTCAAGCGTCCTATCGGCGAGTGGAACTGCGGGCACTTTGCCGCGCCGTTCAGCACCGAATACTCGGTGCGAAAATACTCCGACCACCAACTGTCGGCATGGATAATGTCAAATCATGCAGGCGTGACTATCGGCAACAAAGAGGGTCTGACCCTCTATCAGTGTTCGCAGATGATGCGAAAAATAGAAACCGATACCCGCCGCTGGAAAGATGTTGCCATTGCGGCACGGACCGCTGGTGATGATGACCTGCGCCGTGAGGCACAGCAGCACATCAACACCCTAAGCGCCCGATACAATCTCATTGCCAAGCAATCCGGGCTGTCACAGCGCCGTGACCGCATGGCAGTGGATGGCTTTAGGGCCATAAAGGTAAGCGCCTGAAATGGCGCTTTTTCTGTGTTATCACGCCGTTTTTGGCTGATAAATAAATACCCGGCATTGCAGGGAAATAAATGCGATGACGCGACGTGCGCGGAGTGGCCGCGCGATTATAAGCTAAATCAATCGCGGCGAAAGGACAATCTTATGGAATTGCTCAAAAATCTGTTTTCTGAGGGCGAGGCACTGACCTACGATCAGTTGACCGAAAAGATCAGCGCGGCGGGTCTGAAACTCGCCAATATCGCGGACGGTTCCTACGTCAGCCGCGATAAGATGGATTCCAAGGTCAAGGGCTTGCAGGGCCAGATTTCCGACTTGCAGGGGCAGGTCAAGCAGCGTGACACCGACATGGCCGAATTGCAGACCAAGTTGACCGCCGCACAGACCGATGCCGACAAGCTGGCATCCGTTCAGTCCGATCTCGCGGCACTGCGTCAGCAGCGCGAGAATGATGGCAAGGAGTGGGAGCGGAAAATCACCGCACAGGCGTATGAATTTGCCATCCGCGAAAAGGCGGGCGAGGTCAAGTTCAGCTCCAATGCCGCGAAAAAGCAGTTTATCGCGGAGGCCATCGCCAAACAGTTTAAGCAGGACGAGAACGGCAAGATGCAGGGCTACGACGAGTTTCTGACCCAGTACAAAACCGACGACCCCGGCAGTTTTGTCGTTGATGAACCGGCCCTGGCTAAGAAAGGCCCGTCTATCACGGTTCCCGCAAAGCCCGATGGAAACCCGCACAAAATGAGCTTGTCCGAGCAGATGGCGGCAGCAAATGCCGATCCTAACTTCGTGCCCGATTTCAACTAATCGAGCTACACCCGACGAACCCCTAAAAATTCAACAGGAGGCATAACCACATGGCAATCTTTGATTCCAAAAACTTCAATGGTAACGTGTTCAAGCAGTATGTTGACCGCGTTCCCAACCTGAACCGCAACGAGCTGATCAAGTCCCGCGCCATCAAAAAGCGTCAGGACATCGCGCAGTCCATGAGCGATCAGGTCGGTGGCAACTACGTCACCATCCCCCTGCGTGGCATCATCAGCGGCACCGCTCCTCAGAACTACGATGGTTCCACCAACATCACCGCCACCAGCACCAAGACTTTCTCCCACTCCCGAGTTGTCGTGGGCCGTGCACAGGCATGGACTGAGCGCGATTTCTCCTACGACATCACCGGCGGCGAGGATTCTCTCGCCGATGTCGCCGCTCAGATTGGCGAATACTGGGAAGAAGTCGATCAGGCCACCATCATCAAGATTCTGGCCGGCGTTTTCGCCATGAAAGACGCTGAGGGCGTGAAGTTCGTCCGTGAACACACCTACGATGTCACCGGCAGGACCAATTCCGAGGGCGTTCTGGGCCTGATGGACGGCACCTCTCTGAACACCGCCATGCAGCGTGCTTGCGGCGACAACAAGGGTGCGTTCAGCCTCGCCATTATGCACTCTGCCGTTGCTACCGGCCTCGAAAACCTCAAGCTGCTGGCGTACATGAAGTACACCGACAAGGACGGCATCGAGCGCGAGCTGCAGATCGGCACCCTGAATGGCCGCACCGTTCTGGTTGATGACTCCATGCCTGCCGTGGAAACCGTCACCACCCCGGAGGTGCAGGGCGTTTACACCATCACTGTCAGCACCGCTGGCACCGATGGCAACACCATCACCGTGGACGGTCAGACCTATACCTTTGCCGCATCCACCTCCACCGCCAACAAGACCCTCAAGACCGGCGATACCGCTGCCGAGGCTCAGGCGCTGAAAACTGTGCTGTCTGCTCAGTACGAGGGCAAGTTCATCGTCACCGTTTCTGGTGCTGTCGTTACACTCAAGCAGATTTTCGGCGGCGAGGGCAAGCTGCCTGTCGTGACCGTTTCCGGCGCTGTCAAGGCCGCTGCCGCCCAGACCACCGCAGGCGTGGCTAAGGTGTCTCAGGCCCGTTACACTACCTACGTTCTGGGCGACGGTGCTATCGAGTACACCGACTGCGGCGCTAAGGTGCCTTACGAGATGGATCGTGATCCCCACACCAACGGCGGCGAGGACACCCTTTATGGCCGTCAGCGCAAGTGCTTTGCCCCCTACGGCATCAACTTTACCAAGGCCAAGATGAAGAGCCTGTCTCCCACCGATGACGAGCTGGAGGATGGCGAAAACTGGGAACTGGTGAACTCCAACGAGGCCGAGGGCAAGCAGTACATCGCCCGCAAGGCTATCCCCATCGCCCGCATCCTGTCTCTGGCCTGATTTCGGGCCGCTGAGGAGGTTTACACATGGCACACGATATGTACCTTACTTATGAAGAATACATAGGTTTAGGCGGCACCGTTGATGCCGCTGCGTGGCCTCCGCTGGAATGTGCTTGCAGAAAACGCATTGACCGCTTGACGGATTCCCGTGTCCAGAACATGGCCGAAATCCCGAGAGCGGTCAAGCTCTGCGTTTTTGCGCTGGCGCAAATGGAAAGCGTTGTCGGTGCTGTGGCGCAGGTCACATCGCCCACGGTCACATCGTTCAACACGGATGGCTACACCGAAAACCACGGGAATGTGCCGGATGCCGATGCCGCAGCCAAGCAGATGAACGCCATCGCGGCGGATATGCTGTACGGCGAGCTGGACGATTACGGCGTTCCCCTGCTGTATAGAGGAGTGAGGTAAAATGCAGCTTTGCAATGACACCATCACCCTATACAACCGGCGTTTCGACCCGGAGGATGATTGCGACGTTTACGAGCGCACCATTATCCGGGGCGTTCACTGGTTTAATTCTGATGCAACCACCGTTGACAGCACAGGGCTGAAAGCGGCAAACAAGGTCACAATCCGCATCCCTGTTGATGCAGATTTCGGCGGCAAGGCATATTTGCCCCCTAAGCAGTATGCCGCCGCCGATGACCCCGCCGCCGCTTTTACGCTGGCCGCTGGCGATCTTGTGGTTTTGGGCATCGGCGCTGAGGGCCTGCGCCCCGCCGCTATCCATGACACCTATTCCGAGGCCGCAACCATCTTGCAGGTCACAGACAACCGCCGCGCCCCGCAGGCGCAGCATTGGAAAGTTGTAGGTGCGTAATGCAACTGTCAGTAGATTCGCGGTTTGATTTCGATAGCATAAACACTATTCTTACCAACCATGGCTTTGGAGATCATGGAATTGTCCAAAAAGTCATTGATAACGCGGTAATACGATGGTGCATGGATTACACTCCTGCGGACACATTTATGCTTGCAAAAAGCCCTTACGCCGCATCTGATATTGGCTCTGGCATCATCGTGTACCCCGGCCCCTATGCGCATTATATGTACATGGGCGAAGTTTACGGCCCGAATATTCCCGTTTTCGATGACAACAGTGGAACACCTACACGATTTTTCTCTCGTCCCGGAGAGAGAAAAACTCCCACCGGCAGAGCGATTCAGTACAAAACTGATAAAAACGCTCTAGCCGGGCCATTTTGGGCAGAACGCATGAAAGCCGATCACATCAGTGACATTGTAAGGGAGGCAAAAAATGCCGCAGGTATCAAATAGCACTGAGGGAATCCGAAAATGGTTTAGGCAATGCCCGCTGCTGTCTAAAAACAAACGATTTGGCGCTGATTACCTCGGTGAAAATCCAACCGAATACGCCATTTACGCATCACCATCCACTCTGAAATACCACGAGAATATTCTCGGAGATTATGTCCTGGATGATAAACAGACTCAAAACTATATTTTTGCTACGCGTGAGAATTTTGGGGCTGATGTCAAACAAAACTCCGATAACCTGGCTTTTTTTACTGCTCTCATCGCGTGGATGGTCGAACAAAATAACGCCCGAAACTTCCCCCATATAGAGGAGGGTCGGGTTTGTGCTATCGTGCCGACATTGACTGCATATCCTGCACAAATCGGTGTTGACAGTGCAAAATATCAGATTCAGATACAGATCACATATAGGAGAAACTGAATATGAAAATCGAACGTAAATACATGGCTCACTACCTGAACGCGAACTTCACCAACGATGAGGGCACGGCCAGCTATGTACGCCTGGGCAAAGACCTGGAGGAGTACAGCCCTGAGCTGTCCGCCAACGTCGAGAAGAAGTCGAACATCCTGGGCGAGACGTCGGTGGTCATCGACAGCTACCAGAAGCAGGGCGAGGTCAGCCCCTACTACGCCGAGAAGGACGACCCGCTGTTCACCCGGCTGCAGGCCATCATCGACGGCGACCTGGTACTGGACGACCTGAAAACCGACATCGTCGAGGTCA